ATTTGTATTAGGTCTAAACCCTGTAGAGCTAGAAGGATCGCTTGCCCCTGCTGCTTCTGCCGTAAAAACTATATCAACACCTGCTGATGTTGTAAGAGTTATTGTCGCTCCTACAGCTATATTTGCATAGTCACCTACATTTATAGTACAAGCATTTTCATTAATAGTTATATCATAAGTATAGATATGCTTTGTTCCAGAGCGTTTAATAACTCCACCTTCAGCCATAAGAAAAAAGTTCTGCAATCTTTGAGCAGAACTATTATATAATTTACTGTCTGTCCTAGCAATTAAAGAAGGACTGACTTCCCCAAATTGAAAGTTTTGTAAAGGAATTTTAGCCTTTTGCATTAGCTTCTCCTGTTTGTAAGAAACCTAGAAGTAATTAATTTGCGTGATGTTTGTTGCTGAGAATCAATACTTCTTGCTTTAGCCATAAGAGCAGTGGCTTGTTGTTGCATTAATGACGCAAGGTTTGCATCTCTTGCTAATGAAAAAGAAAGAGGAACGGCAAGAGCATACTCAACAGCTAATGAAAAGTAAGAGGGCCAATCAACTTCACTAGCACGATATGTATAATCAGCTACGACACTATCTGTGTCTGCTGTATCTGCATATATCTTACTTCCGTATATTTGATAATCAGTTACATTATCATTTATTGTAACAGCATGAACCATTAATGTTCCTGTAGGTAATTGATAAGCTTTATCATACCGACCAGTTGGTGCATCTGTTAATAAATTTAAAACACTTTGGTTTGTTGCAAATCTCCAACGAGCATTAACTAATGCAGTTTGAGCTACATCTTCATATAAGTTAGATGTGATAAGTGATTCAGTAGTCCCATCCCCAAAAGAAGTTATTGGTTCTGCACCTATAAGAATCAATGCTCGACTTGCAATGTCTACTGGACTATTCGCTTTTGTGCTTGTTACCATTTTTATAAATGGGGGGCTATTAACCCCCCACTCCTTTTAATCGCCATCAGTGTTTGTAACCACAACACCATTGGTAATATCAACAACAGAACCATTATTAGCATTAACATACGCATGGGTAATAACAGGAGTACCCCCAGTTGATGTCACTGTCATAATAAGATCATTTAAGTTAAGCATATTTGCAGCAGCATTAAAATACCCTGCTGTATTAGCATCAGCAATAGTGTCTGCTGAAACATAATACCATAAAGCTTGACCCGAACCACCACCAATTCGGATTAATGAAGAAGCTGTAAAAGCCATGTATGAACCCTCCTATGAGTTATTATCTAAGAGTTCATAGATACCGTTGTCATCAATAACAACAGAACCCATGGACATCATAGATGTTGCAAGGTGTGATACCCTATCAGGAATGTAATTAAGTTCTGTTGAAACATCAGAACTAATTCCAAGACCTACAGCAGACGTGTGATAACAAAGGCTTTTCCCTGCTGCTACAGACGAAGTAGAAAAGATATTGAAACCTAAGAATTGTTTCATTGTCATTCCACCTGCATATGGCAAGTTCTGTTCACCAACAAAATCACTTGAAGCAAATTCAGTAATTCCGAAAAGATCAGCAAAACCTTTTGGGTTCATTGCTATATAACGTCCACCGTCTTCTGGCAGATCAGCAACACCAAATGTTTCAAACACAGCAAGCAAGTCAGCTTTTTCAACAGCCGAACTTGTATCATGTATTTGAGTTGAGTTAGCACCTGCATCCATTGCGGTTACAAGTATATCATCAGTCTTTCGACCTAGAGCAGAAGCAGCAGATTTTGCAACAGCTTGACGTTCATCTATGTTGGTTTTGAGTTCATCTAACTTGTCGATGTATTCAGCAGCATAGTAGTCAGACATTGTAGCTTCTACTGTAGTATGAGCTAGTTCCATTGCGGTAACTAAACCATTACGAGACTTTGTTGAAGCAGATCCAGCACCAATCTTTTGGAAACGAACTACGCTTCCTGCAACATTGCTTACTGTACGAACTGTGTTCCTTAGCTTTGATCCCATTCTTTGGTAAGCCATATGAACTTCAGATTCAAACTGCTTAATAAAGGCTGTGTCAATTGTATTTGCCATGAGCAAATCCCCTTTTATTAAGTTGCGTGGTATCTCTGGTTATCTGATTTTCACCTCAACACGATTGTCCCGAAGGGTCGCTTAGTGCATTACAGGCCTTGATGTGTTATTATAAATACTCTTTTCAAACGAATTGCAACGATTAAATCTAAATAAATCATAACCATAATGATTTTCTATTATCTCTTCAAACTTAAAACCACACCATTGTAGCCATTGAATTGTCTTATCTTGGTCTACTGGAACAAGATTTTCTATTATTTTATAATGTCCTTGGAGCAATTCAATTATACTACACTGCTTTAAAGCCCTAAGAAAAAGCATAAAATTATTATCTATACCTTTTGTTCCTAACATCCAGACAGATGCAGAACCCATTTCATCACTGTATTCCCGTGTGCCACACATGGCTATAGGTTCTTTGCCTAATAGAATAGTATATGTTTCGTTAGGAACTTCTATTACAGCTTCCATTAAACATTTAAAAGGTTCAGCCCCAAATATAGCACACTCTCTTATATCTGAAAGCCTCATGTTCTGAGAGATAGGCATAACGTCAGATATCACTGACCTACATAAAGATATATTTCTAAGTGACGCTATAACTTCACGATTTATATATTGACTTAAATCCATTTTCTACTTCACGAACTACATCAGGGTTGCGTTGACTTGAATTCCAATACTCAGGTTTAGCCATTAGTTCTCTTAGATGTGCTTCATCTGTTTGGTTAATACTATTCGATTCACTACTAACAGACACACCTTTGTTTTGTTCTTGTATGTGTTCTAAGACTTTAACACCATCAGCGGTTGCTGCCATTTGCTCAACCATTGGAATTAAATCTTTAGGAAAATATTGATTAGCAAATAAAGATACAGCTTCAACTCTTATGTTTGCGCTTTCCCCTAGCTTTTTCATTTCCTGTTCTGGGTTAGGAAGTGTTTCGCTTATTTGTTCTAGGTACATCATAATGCCAGAGTTAAATTCATCTTGACCAAACCCATTAGTATATGAATGATCTGACCACCAGTTTAATAACTTGTTGTCTGTAACCGCTCCCATATCTAAAAGTTGTTTAGCTTCATCACTTATAAGATAATCTCCCGCAGTCGCAGGTCGATCTGCATAAGCAATCTCTTCCTGTTCTCTCATAAACTTTTCTTTATACTCATCTTCTTTTTTGCCAACCATAGTTTCTAATTCGCTATAAGACTTGGCTAGGTCTTCTGCTTTTGTAAATTTCTCAGGCAACCACTCTGGTCTATCACCTACAGGTAAAGTATCCATTGAGGAATCTATCGCAGGTGTTTCATTATTTTCAGTTATAGTTGCCATTGCTTCAGTAACAGTTGTAGGCGTAGCTTCTTCAACTTGCTCGTTCATTATTTTTCACCCTATGTGCGTGTTGGATTCTTCTATCTATTAGGCCAACTAAATATCGTTGACCTTCGAGATGACGCAGTTCTGCGTCAGTAACATTAGGTCCATTGACAGCATCTATTGTTATACTTTTTAAATACTTAAATACTTCTTGACCTAAATCTGTATTAAACAATGTAGCAGTGTTTACACTAATACGAGAATCATCAATTCGGTTTCTAGGAAACCCGTCTAACCCTACAAAATTATTAACCACCTGTTATCCCCTGTGCTACTTCCGATGCTTGTTGCCCCATTCCTTGTCCCTGACTTTCTGCCATCTGTTGTGCCATCTGTATAAGCTGTTGTCTTTGAGCTTTATCTCTTACAAGAGTATCGGGGACTCCAAACTTCTTAGCTAAGACAGTAGCAACTTCTTCACTATCAATCAAAAGATTTAATAATTGCGGGCCAAAGTTAGCTTGTATTAATTCCATCCAACGAGCTATAGAAGTAATGTCTGCTTGTGATTGAGCTTGAGCTAATGGAGATACAGACCTTATTTTTATTTCTCTGCCATTAATAGTTGGGAGTTCTATGCGTCCTTGTTTCTTTAGTATAAACACAACTCTTTGCAATACAGGCTGCACTAACTCAGCTTGCAATCTACCAAATGCAGAACCAATACGTCTTGATAAATCAGCCATACGTTCAGCTACCTCTGTAGCTGATGCAGGTGTTCTATCTGGATTACCAAGCATATCATTATACAAAGCTCTCTTAATATTTAACCGCATATCTGAGAGGATAAGCTGCGCTACATCAAAAGAACCTGCTGCTCTTATTGGTTGCAGTCCTGCACTGTTAGGAGCTTTAGGTATAATAGTTCCTGGCATTAATGATATTGTATCTGGGTTAACAACACCGTCATCATCCATTTGATAAATACCAGAGATAGCCATTTGTGCATTCTCAAGTATTAACTGTATTGTTAAGTTAGATGTTTTAATTGCAGAGAGCGCATTCATTAATGGGCCTCTACCATATATTTCTCCTGCACATTTAGACCAACGAAAACAAACAAAAGGATTAGAACCTACCCCATTAAATTCTTTATGCGCTATTAAACTTTTAGATTGGACATGAAGAATTGTTTGATAGAAAGCTTCTTCGTTTTTTTTAGAATAATCTCTGCACACTATCTCAAGAAGTTTTGTTTTAGAATCAGGACTTGTTGCTATAGAGCGTGTTAGCTCTTTAGATAGTTCAGCCTTTGGATATAGGATTAGTATTTCAGAGTGTCGTATTTCTCTTTCTCTAAAGACATGATCTATTCTATCGTCAGGACCAGTATCTAATACTACATCAGTTAAAGGAATAGCTGAGAAGTTAATAGGGTTTAAAGCATTCCCTTCTTCAACTCCTAGTATCCCTGTACCTACAGCCAAGTCCATAAAGGATTCATGTATCTCTTGGCTAAAGTTTGAGTTCTGCAAAACTTCAAAGACGTACTCTGTTACTTCGTCGAGTTCGTTGTTGATGGCTTCTTTTTCTTCTTTGGGAGTTTCCGAACCTGCTTGGAAGTCTGCCCATCTTGCAAAGTTGGGGACGAGTCCTTGTTGGAGTCTGGACGCAAACTCTTGGACACCCACGACAGCAGTCTCATCAAATATTTTTTCATCTCTTCTCTCACCAATTGATTCTGTATAAAACCCTCGTCTTTGAGGAAAGGCAACTTCATAGCATTCTTCAAACAAATCTTTAAATTGATCCTTTATGCTTGTTGCTTTTTCATAACGACTTAGTAAAGATTTTACTCTGTCATCCATTGTACTATCAGGTTCGATTACCTTCATT